AGTAAACTCGCCTCACGAACTTAATCGGACTAGCTCTTTCCTTGGAGGAGCACGCGCGTCAGTCACACTTTACAGGAGCCCTCCCGACGACTGTCGAGGGTCTTTAACCCGGAGCACCGCACACAACCCCTATTTTCTTTCATAGGGTCTAGTGATTTAGGTCTTTGGGAATGTGACTCCCGTCTATTTCTTTAACGTCCTAGATCTCGGACGCCGACAGCAACCTGCCGGCACGTGAGTGTCTTCTCCTAGAGACACACAGAGAGAAACCCTATTCAAGCTAGATCATACGGGGCAATTCTGGTCTCAGTAGCTGAGATGGTTCCAGAATTAGCACTGTAGTCAATGATGACGGTTTGACCCGCAGCAGAGACCACAGCGTATATCTCCTGCGTTGGGGGACTACCACCGGCGTTTCTCAACACTGTGATAGCGGCTGAGCCGGTCACAGTGGAGCCCTCACCTTCAGAAGTTCCAACGAAGAATTGATTTATCAAGAATTTCCCTGGTTGATTGAACGTCAACTGAGCTTTGGAGGATGTGTTGCTCGCAACCACGGCAAGACCACCTGTTTGCACAGGAGCCGTACCAAATGGTGCGGTTTTAGACACAGAGCCTCCAGAGACAATCTTCGCCTCCAGGGACGGGTTAACGAGGCCTGATACCTGATTCGGAGTGATCAGTTCAACATCATAGACAACATAGAGTTCGCCAACCGCCGAAGCGTCAGCCATTCCTTGTCTACCAATGTTCAGATTTCCAACATCGTATGTTTTAATATCCGTGTTGGAGACCGTACCAGAGCGGATGTACCTCTGTGGGCCGAATTTCCAGAGATCTGCCTGGTCACAGTTCATTCGAGCCACCGCCCAGGCAGCGCAGTCAAGTTTTGTTCTCTCTTGTAACTGCTGCTGCTTAGTCGCAGGGGGTGCATCAGAAGCGTCCCAATCCACACTAAGAAGTACCTTTCCTTTTGCAGTAGTAGCACTCTCAGTCTTAAATTCGAAAGCAAGCTGATTGAACTTGTAGGACTCAAACAGTTGCGCCATCTGAGCCAACCACGGAAAAGTGGCGTACATGCCCGGATTAATGCTAAGTTGTGAAACTGCATAATCCACAGAGCCAGCCACTTCCTGGATGTACTCACGATGGCGAACACGGACTCGCAGATCACCAGATTTACTATCGCTAGAAATCTGTGGTCTGGTCGAGCCCATGCTCTGGGAAACAGCAACTGGGGCTTGTTGGATAGTTAGTCCACCTCGCCCCGAGTTCCCGCTGCCACGAGCCAGCGCCCTGCGCTGTGCTCGCGACATGCCTCCATTACTGGAGGGCTTCGGCGCGGGGTGCGCCGCCCCTTTCGGGGGATTTTGCGTTCGTGGCATTGTCCGAGTCCCACCCCACCCGGACGAGTACCTCGAGGCAATGAACCAACATCGGAGAGTGTCTCATCTCGTACACGAATTGCGCGAGAGCTTCTTGCTTGTTACCTTTATTACAAAGCAACCTATAGAAGGTTCTCGACCAGTTCTCCGGCACTGCGATTGGTCCTTTGCAGGGATCGAGTTGGAAGTTCTGGCTGCAGAACGTGAACGATGAGCTGCCACAGGGATCATACATCTTCATGCGATGACCAAGAGCGAGGTACTTTGCAGCAACATCGCCATCGGATCGTTTCTCGACGCAATCATCCCCCATGGCCACGCACCAGGTTGATCCAGCGAGTCGCGCAGCCAGAACACGCATCCTACTATTGCTAGAGGAGGTGTTGTAACTGCCGCTCTTCTGGATCCCATCGGTGAGTTGTTCAATGAGAGTCCCATCGGAGAGTGAGAAAACCGACAAACCTAGACACTTGACGCGGTTGCGAAGTGCTACGGCATAACGAGAGGTTGCGGCAGCGCCGGCCAGACGAATCCGCATTTCTGCGTCTGCATCTAGCTCCCACTGCTGGACACTCCAGTCCCAACCCTGGATATCGGTCTGCATCGCATCATTTAAGTGCGGTCTGACCTGATCCCAGATGGAACGGACCATCTCATCAGTAAAACCAATCCCTGGCTTACTAGGGCAAGTTTGCCATTGACTGATCTCTTGTCGATTCTGGACACCCGACAAAATTCGTTCAACCAGCTGATCCACTACTGAAAGTGATGCAATCAACCGGAAGCGTTTATCACGAATCTTCCCGATGTCATGTGGTTCTTGTTTCACAAACAATCGAATTGGGTCACACAAACCATGCTGAACTAGCTCTGTGGCGGAAAGCCCATCTAACTTCGCACTGCTCAACAGTCTAAGCCTCTCTAC